TATTTTCTCACTAATATCATAGGTCAATATGTCATTTTTCGCCATTGATAAATAGTTATTATAATAATTATCTATCGTTGTACTTTGACTCATTATTCCTAGTGATAATTTTAATATATCTAATGCAGATGCTATATCAGACATAACGTTCTCCTTTCATTTCTATCGTATAGGTTTAAGCGGTAGCAAGAGTTACAACTTTGAAACCATCTTTAACACTTATTGAACCACCGGCAGTAACCTCTCCATAAATAGATAATAGTCCTGCTGACATTTTTTCTTCTGTTGATACTTTGATCTCGTAATTACTAAATAAGTCCAATTCATAATTGGTAAGATTTCCATAAACCATCGTCTTTACAGGTGTCGCACTAGCTTCGGTATCGGAAAGTGCAGCAAGTTTATCAGAAATTAAGAACTTTACAATCAATCCGCCTTCTTGAATTGTTCCAATGTTGGGATTTGTTTCATTGAATGTAAATGAATATAATGCCTTTTTCTCATTTGTTCCTCTGACATGTCCTAAAGCAATTAGATCCTTTTTATTTAATACAAGAGTCGGTGTTCCACTATATACAACTACATCGCCACCGTACGATAATGCTAAGTCTTTTAAGAAATCAGCATCAAATTTGTATTTAGATCCGCTGGTTGCTGTTAAAGGATAGTTTTCATACATAACCGCAGCATCATCATCAACTGAATTGAGAATTCCCTTGAAATTAATTGATTCATCTCCAACAAGTACATCTTCGGCAAGTTTAAGTTTCAATGCAATTAATGCACTTTCTTGAACGTTTGAATAGTAATCTAAAGGAGTGAGTTTTGCAATTGTGTTTGATACAAAGGACGAAACATTTATTGTAACCGGAGCAATACTTACTGTTCCATAAGTGGGACTTGACTCTGTTGCAGCACTTCCATCAACTTTATTATATGCTGTTGCATTTGTCTTTTTGAAAGATACTTTATTCCCACCAGTTTTTAATAATGGTCTAACCTTTACATAATCTGTAATTGTGGGAAGAATTGGAAATGTATCATTAATTCCATTAACCACAGTCGGTTTAGCAATTCCTCCTGATGCAACTAATACTGTTCTAACTTCTGATGTTGGAATACTAAATGCTCTTTCCTTAACAAGTCTATTTGCTCTTGTTTCCAATGCAACGTTGTTATCTCTTTTGTCTAAATAATTTGTGTCTCCCATGTTTCTTTCTTCCTCCGTTGTTGTTGCTGATAATGTTTCTATTTTTTTCTCAGCTTCTTTAATTTTAATATCTAATTTTTCAACTGCTTTTTTACCTTCTTCAAGGGCTTCATTAGCTTTTCGGATTTCAATGGCTTTATCTTCTTCCTTTGAAATAGCTGCCGCATTTCGATGTTCCAATGCAGCGGCGACCATTTTCTCTTTTGTAATCTTACGATCTAATTTTAGATCTTCTAACTCTGAATTAGCATCTCTTAATTTTTCAATGTTTTTTGTCATAATTAAATCCTCCTTTTATAACTTTTCAAAACTTTTAATTCTATCTTCTAGTTCATTATCAGCTATTTTAATACTTTTTAACGCTTTCTCACGTTGCTGGTTTTTTTCGTTTTCTTTACTAGTTTTCTCACGTTCTGATTTAACGATTACAGCTGTATCTTTATAAGCTGGGAATGTCACTATTGATATTTCGCCTAAAAGGTCAATGTGTTCTATAACTCTTGTATTACTAACCGGATCAACATAATCGCTCGAGCAAAATCCAAACGACATCCCATCGATTATTTTAGCTTCAACTAAATTATATACATCTCTTGCCAATTGTGTATTTGGCAGATTGACCTCAAAGAATAAGCCCTTTTCATCTGTTTCTAATCTTAGATTAATGCCTGATTTACCTAAAACGTTCTCAGAATTATGATTAAAAAATAAATATACTTCACTAAGATCCGTTCCTGCTAAAGCAGTTGGTAAAATCTCTTCTACATATTCTCCATAATATGGATCGTATATTTTAGTCTTATCATTAAAAACGATAGCATATCCTCTAATGATTAACTCTTTTCCTCCTGCTTCATCTTGTCTAACTTCATTTTTAAAATCTCGTTTAAATAGAAATATGTTTCTATTTTCTGTGATTTTAGTCTTTTCATTTTCCATCATAGTTACCTCCTTTATTTAAACTTGCTATTTTGTTTTCCTTATTTGCAGCATTTCTCGAGTTAGATTTTTCTTTCATTTTATATTCATTTAATATTGATGAACTAATCATATCTAATGATATATTATGATCCTTACCTTGACCATTTTCTAAAGGTGCATATCCAAATTTCTCTCTTGCTTCATCAATTGATAATACACCATTTCTAATTGCAATGGATATAAATGCAGTTAAAGATTGTAAAGAAGCTATATGCAAAGCAAATTGATCTAATTCAATCCTGTTGCCAACTTGAATTTCACGTGGCGTGAATAACTTGCTTGTCAATTCCTGTTCGAATTGCAAACAAATTGGATATATTCTTGTGCTTAAAAACAATTCAACTTCATTTTCTTGTGCCGAGCAATTGATAATGCTTCTGGGAATACCTACACATTCATCAACTGTATTAATTACTGTTTGCATTAGACTTTGATTTACATCATTCTCATTCCAATTGACCGGTGTAATCTCATACGATCCATCAAGATATGCTAATCCCTTAACATTTTCATCAAAACTAGCATTGACCGCTTTAGCAATTCCTTTTCTGTCTTTTTCTTTTAATTGAGACATTTTGGTTTGTGATTCAATGATCGCTCTTACTTTATGCGGATCAGCAACGTTGATTGCTTGTTCCTGAAGCGAATCTAAAACTTGCTCATATATTCCAAGATTGATCTTTGCTCCACCTGCAGTACTAGCGTGCCTATTTAAATATATTAAATCTTTTAAATTGTATTGTTTACCAGCAGATCCATTCATATCATAGAATGTTACATACGCTCCTGTGCTTTGTAATCCAAACGTGAAGCAGGAGGACGGTAAACAATATAAATATTTTAATTTACCATTTGCTGGATCAAAAATTGGCTCAATAAATACATCTCCATTAAATATCCATTGCGTAACTACTGTCGTCCAAAATTGAGAAGCATTTTGTAATGGATTTGGTTTGATTGTTAAAATATTAGTAAGACCATCTGCTATATAGGATACATTGCCATTTGCTTCTATTCTTTTGTGATACATTGGCACAGTTGAAAATATATTCGAGTATATCTCAACTGCATTTCTTACTTCAGGAATTTCTAAAGAGTTCATTGCATAATTTTTCGCAAATGAAGATACATTATTGCCATATAAACCTGCAATAATACTTCGCAATTCACGATTTCTTTTTTTATTAACTTTTTCTATTTTTGTTTTTTTTGAAAAAATTTTCATTTATTACAATTCCTCTCTTTTTAGTATACAGTTATATTTTAAAATTATCAACTAGGTCTTCTGCGTATAATTCTTTTGCTCTAAAGTAAGCAATAACGGCATTAAATATTCCAATTGTTCCATCTATATGCCCTGTAGATTTTGATTTGTGTGGTGACATGTTATTGTTAGAATCAGTTTTAATCTTTAAATTGTAAAAGCAAAATAGAAGAAGCTCGTTATTTTTATCATAAAGTAATTGTTTATTTTCAAACAATACTTTAACCATTTTAATTGCATAAGATAGAGTATAAGAACCTTGTCGCACTGGACTTAAAACTCCTTGATCCCTTTCTGTCTGATGTGTTTCTCTATCTGTTTTATGTTCCTCTAATGAAAATCCATTTTCACGCATGTTTGTAAGCCACTGTTTAGACATCCAGGGATCATATCCGATCTTTAAAAATGTCACACTGTATTCATCACGCAAACTTATAAACCATCTTGTTACATATTCGTTAGAAACATAATCTCCAGGAGTAATTATTAGAACTTGAGAAGTGATTATATTTTCTGTATTAGTATTTTGCATCCTTCCAAAGTCTTCGTGATCTGCTTTGGACGCTTTAGCAAGTCGTGTTTCAGCCATAAAGTATGCTTGCAATATTCTCAGCTTTCCATCTTCGCTCATTATCATTGCAGTCGCATTACAGAAATCGACTGTTTCTGCAAGATCAACTCCACCGACCGCATAGGTATCATATATGTCCTTTTTCGTGATGTTAGTTCCGCAGCCTTTAATTTCTAATATATCATAGTAATCCATAGCTGCTCCCAATTGCTTATTAAGGTTTTTTGCTAAAAATTGTCTATAAGTTTTCTGATCACTTTTCATGGATTTAAATTGTTCACGTAAGAATTGTAAAGTTGGTCTCCCTTCATACATTGCAGGATTTGCTTTTATCCAGTTTTTTTCATTTTCAACATCATCGTTATCGTCAAGTTCATAGATCATTGCGAATATTCTATCATTTTTCATCAACTTATTTTGATTTAAAAATTTGATATCACGTGATCTTAGACTTTCATAAAGGGACTCCGGTGTTATTCCGGCAGATGATATCACTATTGTCATTGGCTGAAATCTAGTTCCCATTGCAGTTTTCATTGAAGTATATTGAGAGGCACGAGTAATTTCATGTGCTTCATCGATTAAAGCACATGATGGATTTGATCCATCCTTTCCTTTCACACGACCAGACATAAACTCTATTTTTCCATGAGTTGCATCACAAGTTATATTTCGCTCAGATCCATGATATTTTAATAGTCTATCTAATGGTTCTTCTTTGATTTCATATTTTATAATGTCAAATGCTCTAGTTGCTTGTTTTGTATTCTCTGCTAAAATTTGACACCATGCATGAGGCTCTTTATCAAAAGCCACTAAATACGTTAATAGTGGAGCAATAAAAAAGTCTTTTCCCCATTTTCTTGCTACAAATATATTTGCTTCTTTGAAATATCTAATATACTTCCCAGTGTTTTTATCTCTTAATTTTATTCCTAATAAACATGCCGCCATGTATTTCTCTTCCATGTTTAACTTGAAAGGCTGCCCTGCTAATGCTCGATCTTCATAATGCTTAAAAAGATGGCATACTTTTTCAAACGCAATAGGATCTGCTTCTTTATAATAAACGTTTTTCCGAGAGAGCAATTCTTTTATTTGACGAGTATTATTTTTAATATTTCGACAAAAATCATCCGGATGCATATCGACGTAATTAATATATTGAGTAATCCATTCAAGCATTTTTAATCATCCTTTCTATTCATTATATCTTTCAAAGCATCCACACCTGTGTGCTTATTTGCATGTTGCAATCCAATCTTTGCTCTAGCAATAGGTGTCAATCCTAATTGTGTTAGAATTTTGATACATAATTCCGCATTTTCTTTCTTTGCTTTAGCTGCAGGATTAGGTTTCAATTGATAAAGTGGAATATCATCCTTGTCTTTGTTCCCTGTTCGAACTTGAATATAATCTTTATATTTAAGTGTTTTCATTGTTCGATCTGCTCGATCAGTTGCTACTTTTGCTCTGCAATAAATTTGGATCAAATCTCGATCCGCATCACTTACCGGACTATTTAAAGTGTTTTTAAATATATTAGTCATGTAATCCCAAACAATTAATTCAGGTTTATTTAACGTTTTAGGCGGTTCGAAATCTTGCTTCATATATATCGGAGTATTATCTTTGATATCTTCTTCATATTTTTTACCTTTTTTAAATTTAGATCTATCTCTAATTATTGCTGCTGGTTTTGCCATTTTCTAATTCCTCCATATCTTTTTTAAATTTTTGCATCGCAGACATTCGACTTTTATGTTTGCTATTGTGACATTCTGTACATAATAATTGTAAATTATCCCAGTCTAATCTTTTATCCCAATCTTTATCGATTGGGATAATATGATGAACTTGTGTTCCTTTTTTAAGAATTCCCTTTTTCCGACATTCTTCGCATATATAATTTTGCGATAAAGCATATCTTTTACTAAGTTTTCTCCATGATTTTGAATTGTAAAAGGACATGTATTTTTGCTGGTATTTTTCATCATTTAGTCGTCTTATCCTGTAACCTTTCATTATCTTGAGTATCCTTTCATTTTCATTTCATTTTTTT